CTTTCGCGGCGGCGGCGTGGGGCGGGCACCGGCTCGGGCGCGCTTTCGGGGCCGTAGAGAGCATCGAAGCGGGCCTTGTTGGCCAAGTGCCAGGAGCGGGGATCGCGGGTGTCGTTCTGGGCGAGCGAGCCGTGATCGTAGGGGAAGTGGGCGGGGGCAGCGCGCGGGGGCATCAGGCGGCCCTCCGGCGCGGCGCGCGGCTGCCACCGTGAAGCAACTGGCGCACGGCCACACCGGCCTTGGTGCAATCGGGGCACCAGGCCTGGCCGTGGCGCGTGGTCCAGCCCGCCGGGGCGATGCCATCGGCAGAGTGGTGTTCGACGTTGCAAGAGCACTGGAAAACGGCAGGTGGGCGAATGCGCATCGGGCGTTCCTTTCGGGCAAAGATCGGCCGTCGCCGGAAACGCGGCCCGGCGGCGGGAAAGCGGGAATGTGGCGGCGGTCAGGAAAAGGGGCGGCTCAGCCGGGAAGCTCGGGCGGGCTGGCGATGTCGAACAGTTCGGGCTGCGCCGCATCGCGCGGGCGCATGATCTCGATGGCTTCCTGCCGGGTGACGGGCCGCATGGGCAGCGTCACGCACGGGTTGGGGATGGCGCTGGGCGCGATGCCATAGTCGTAGGTCTCGCTGGCCTTCCAGCTATGCCCGCAAAACAGGTTGGCGCACTGGTAATAGATGTCGCGGTGCGTCGGCGTGATCTCGCGGCTCGTGCGGCGCTGGCCGACGGTGTTGCAATGGGGGCAGCGCAGCCGGTCGGTGCGGGCGGGCGCGGGCTGGTTGTGGCCAGGGTCGGGCAGGGGATGGGCGGCCATGGTCAATGCGCCTCCCGTTCCTGGCGATCGAGCGCGGCCAGGCCATCGGTAATCGCGGCCAGCGCTTCCTCCCCTTCCTTGCGTGCGCGGCGCAGGGCGGCCGGGTCTTGCGGATGCATCGCGGCATCGAGCAGCGCGGCCACCGCCTCACCGCTTTCCTTGGCGGCAACGGCTGCGGCGCGCGTCATATCCGTGGCGCCTTCGCTGGCGGCAATGTCCAGCTGGAAGCTATAGACGCGCAGGATCGGCGCATGATCGCCCCCGGCCTCGATAAACGCGCGGTCGAGCCGCATGGCGTCGAGAATCGAAATCTCGCTATCAGCATCGGGATCGGACCACATGCGCACCAGGCGCCCGCTGCGCCCCACCAGCATGCCGCACTTGTCCCACCCGATGCGCGCGGCGATCACGGTAAGGGCCTGGTGCACGGTGAGAGGATCGCGCCGCTTGGTCATGCCGCGCGCCCCTGCAAAGTGCTGTTCCGATTGAAAGAGACGCACTGCGCCCCATGGTCTACGCCCTGCCAGGCAGGCGAGGGGCCAAGATCGGCCGGGTAGATATCGGGGCGCAGCAGATGACGCGGAATGCCGGTCGCGGCTTCGACGGTCAGGACATACTCGGCGGGGAGGCGCTTGGCGGTTTGAAGCCATTTCCAAACGGCAGCTTGCGATACGCCGCAAAGAGCGGCGAAAGCCGTCTGCGAACCAGCCTTATCAATCGCTTGTTCAAGCGCGTCGCGGGGAGTGGTGTCTAAGCCCATGTCTGTTGATTACAGCCAGGGTTGTAGCCCCGTCAACAGAAAAACGTTTAGTGCAGTTTACAGCGAAAGTTGTAGGATTGGCAGGGTGTTTCGCAGTGATCGCCTAGCCGAGCTCCTGAAAGCTCAAGGAGTATCCCAAAGCCAACTGGCGCGGGGTGTCGGGGTTTCTCAGGCGACGATCTGGAAGTTGCTCAAAGAGTCCTCGCAGGGCTCTAAGCACACCCACAGGATCGCCCGGGAACTCGGCACCAGCCCGGAATACCTGATGGGCGAAACGAACGATCCTGCGCCGACAGCCGAACTGTCCATCGTCGCACCCGTTAACGAACCTACTGACACCGAGCTCGCAGAACGCATGGGCATGCGGCTGATACCTGAGATCGGATTGCATTTTGCTTTGGGTGGGGGCGCTTACGTCGACGGCCACGTCGAAACGGCAATGGTACCATTCCGCAAGGACTGGCTAGATCGCCTGACCCGCTACGGACCCTCAGACGTCTTCCTGACCCGAGGCGATGGCGACTCGATGATGCCCACAATCCTCGACGAAGACGACGTCCTGGTAAACCGAGCCGACAACCTAATCACCCGCCAAGACCGCATCTGGGCCCTGGCCTACGGCGACCTAGCCACGATCAAACGTGTCCGCCGCACCGCCCAAGGCTCCTTCCTCCTCATGAGCGACAACACTGCCGTCAGCCCCATCGAGGCGACAGAGGGCGAGATTCATGTGGTGGGTAGGGTAATCTGGATCGGGCGGAAGATGTGATTATCTGGGTGGCGGCGTCTGCCCTCGCTGACAAAGCCTCCACTCAACGCCTTATGGTAACAATATTCGACGCTAAGGCGGGAAGCTTACAGCGGGTTTTGCGAGGATATTCAAGTTAAAGCACGACTCGTGCCAGTGGCCATTCCGCAGCAACTTAGATCCCAAAAGTCTCGCGCTGTGAGAATATGCCCCTTCGACGCTGTGATGTTCAGTTTACCCAAAACGATCCTTGAAACAGGGTTAAGCTTTGGCTTTCACCGGTTTGACATTAGCGACTGGCTCATCATTATAGGCTGACACCCGAAAAACGATATAATTGAACTCGATGGCGCTCCTGTCGCTACGCTTGAGCAACTGCTGCGAGTCGGCATTCCACACGACGTCGCTCCACGACCAACTTGCTTCGTCGCCCTGCACAACAACAAACGAACCATGCCGGAGGCAAGCGGACGTGCTGCCACCATCGAAATCAAGCCCAAGCTTGAAATGATAAACCGGGCAATTCTTGCTGCGCGAGAGGATGGTCCGAGTGAGGTTCTCTGCTAGGCCAACGAAAGGTTTGAGAGCAGGCTGGGCGGTTGACAGCAATGAAAGCCCGTCTCTGAATGGGCCGCTTCCCAGCGCCTTAAGAAGGATATCGTCGGTTGTGCTGCGCACGTTAACGGTTGAACACTCGAAAGCGATACCGTTGTTGCCAACAGAAACGCCATAAAATATCGGCGTGCCATTGACTCCGGCGCTGGAATGATCCCTAGCTTGAACTGTAATGGAAAAACGGAGGTCCTCGGGATCTCCCGCGATCTGGTTCTTACCCAGAAATTCGCACAATATCTGGTGGTTCCCGAGCCCTGGGTATTGATGGACCCAAAAGCGTTCGAGTGAAACCTTGACCCTAGTGCCTTTCAGGCTGGGCTCGGGAGGCAATAGCGATGCGTTGACGACATCGATCATCGGCCCACTAGCGGCAGGTGCGATAAAGCCAATGAGGGCCCCAGTGTGATCCCAGGCATCAGTGGCAAAGATTGACCCTAGGGCCTGTCCGCTGCCCCCACATGCCATAAGCCGCTCGGCAGCTTCATCATCGCCAATTTCCTGCAAATAGGAAATCTTGTCGCTGATTGGCTGATTACCAAGGAGGTCGCGGCTTGAAATGCGGCTCTTGGTCATGAACGGGCTCCGACCTGGACCGGGACAGGCCCGGTGCGTACACCCTCAGGTTGGCGCACGCGAGCAGCAACGTCCTGAAAAACATCACTGCGTAGCGGTTGAGCCAGTTCGAGCGTAACGGCTAGCGCGTAAGGCACTTCGGTGTCAGCAAAAGCCGGAAGGACCGCTCTGGCCTGCACGCCGATGTTGAATGTTCCGCTCCCCGCATCGTTGATCAATTTCTTGTCCTCAAGAATCAGGTGCTGCACCGTACCGCGCCGACCGGCATCGGGATGAGGTTGCAGAATCGGCTTCACACCGGCCCAGAACTTGCGCTTGCCGTCACCGTCCACGATTTCTGCCGTCACACCGCGATAGCGAGCACTGTTCGGATCGACCGGGCTGGACCAAGCGAGCGTCAATACGATTCGCCGAAGCTCTCGGTTGCCGATCATGGCGCGAGGAATTGGGATGCGGTAGATGTGGCGTTCTTCGGGTTTGATGAGGTCATCGGCCAGCAAAGTGATGCGACTACCATCCGCTCGCAAAGTGCGAGACAGGTCGTGGCGACCGTACCCATGAAACCGCGAAATGATTTCCCGACGCCGTTGCCAACTGCCAGGATAGAGGCTGTCCAATAGTGTTCCAGCTTCCCCCCACCGGCTGCTGTGAACCAGAAGCGCCCTCAGAATAGTCGCACGCGTGCGCAGGATTTTCCAATCCTCGCCGTCCTCTGCGTAAATTTCTTCGACCACATCGGCAATACGCACAGCCGATCGCGTGATGAGAGCTGCTGCGTTGCTGGTCCCCGTCGTTCGTACCGTCCTGCGCGCTGTACCACCGGTTGGATCGGGAGCCGCAGCCAGCTGTCCAACATCGCCATGTTCACGCGCCCAGACCGCTACTCCTTCATCATGTGATTTGACTCCGGCTAGTTGGCGGCCGCCGGCTTCCACAATCTCGGGCTTAATGGCACGATTGACGCCGAGCCCGACCGCAGAAGCCAGATTGGTCACGCCTACCGGCCCGAAAGGATCGGTCAGACCGGCCGGGACGCCACTAGATGCATCCTCATGAACCGCGCCAACGGTCAGCACATTGATTGCTTCGGCTGGACTCAGGACTTGGCGCAAGCCCTTTGCACGCTCAAGGCCGCGCAAAATGACCAGTTGGCGCTCAATCTCATTTGCTTCATCAAACTCGTCGGGATCTTCATAGGTATCGATGGGGAATGGTGGATTGCAGTTGCCGGCGCTGACCACAAAAAGCAGGTGATATTTGTGGCTGAAATAGTCGAGAAGCTTGGCCCAAGGGCTGGCGCCCCGCGTAAAGGGAGCCTGAACATCGCACACCGAATGGTTGATGATAACCACCCTTTCGCCTTGCGCTTCTCTGCCATCTACACCGTCCATGAGGGCAACCACTGCCCGATGAACAAGACCAATCGGCAACTTCTCAGGCGGAGTGCATTCTTGATGCAAGCCCTGGGGAGCTGCAAGAATCGGGACTACCTTCAGCATCCGATCAAGCGACGCTTCGTCGGCACCGAGGTCACCGTGCAAGATCAGCGAAGCCATTGCTGTGCCGTGAAAGCGGCGTGATACCGGGGCCATTTCACCGGTCACATCGACTTCCTCAATGTCGACACGGTTGGCAAGCAGACTATGATTTTGGACAGGGTAGCCGTCGATTAGGGCCACGATCGGCTCGCGCTGATCGATATCTGGGTCAGGAAATCCCCCTTCAGTCTGCAAATCACTTAGCTCTCGCTCATCGGTTCTGAAAAGTGATTGGGGACGAACACGCATCACCTTTTCGGCGTTAGCGAGCGGTCCTTGCAAGGTTTGCAAAATAGCTGCCTGAGCGCCAGGGATCTCAATCAAGGCTGCTTGATAGCTGATTTCCTCGATCGTCACGAAATCGAGGAGCTGTCCGTTCACGACTGAAAGAAGTGACTCTATATAAATCTGGGCGACGCTTCGAAGGTCCGCATTTTCGCGGAACCACAAATCAAGCTCGAGCCGTACGGGCTTTTCGGGGAACTTTTGGAGCATGCGCTCGATGTAGCTCTGCGCCACGGCATCCACCCGGTCCCGGGCTGACCAGACGCGAACATCCGCTAAATAGCCGAAAAGCGCCCACCAAATCTTGTCATTGGCGTCTCGCGGCGCCTCACGTCTGGTAAACCGCTCCCAACGGGTAAGAATATATTGCAAACCTCTGATCGTCGGCATCGTAACGTAGAGGAGGTTGCCGCCGGACCCTATGAGCTCATCGTACTCAGAATCCTCAGCCTCCTCGTCAACGTCCTTTTCCGCAACCCGGCTCGGCTCCTGGTCTTCAACAAGCCATTCAAGCCCGACCGCGCGGGCCGCATCGATAAAATTCGCGACCGGCCCGATTACTTCGAAGATCAATGCGCGATCAGGAGTCGCCTCAGCAGGATTCGACGAAAGATCACTGCCTTTCAGCAGGCTATCGACGCTACTCGCCAGCCTCTCTAACGTTTCGCCCAGTCGCGTCCCCTGCGTCTGAGGTTCCAAGCGCCTCGGAAAACGAGGTCTGCGCCCCCCCTTCAGCCGAACGGCGCTTCCGCGCTCTCGACTCATTCTTACGATAGGCCCCTGCACCAACGCTACTTGCCCCCGCTACCTGACGCCGCCGATCCCAAGCCACGACAGCTTCATGAAAGGCTTCTGCAGGCGTCTTCTGCCCTCGTGATAATACAACTTTGCGGCGTGCGTCGAGAGTAACTGCTTCAATCTCGGAAAAAGTCTCTCCTTGGAACAGATCTATAAATTCTTTTGCGCTTAGTCCGATTTGACCGAAACTCTTTTCTGTCCGAAGAAACCACTCACGCAATGCCGTTGCATTCGGCGTCGGCAGAGTGAGGCGGACTTCAAAGCGACGCCAGACGGCTCGATCCAACATTTCGGGATGGTTCGTAGCACAAACGATTACACAATGAGATGGCAATGCATCCATATGGAGCAGAAGTGAGCTGACAACCCGCTTGATTTCGCCTGTTTCCTGAGTGTCGCCTCGCTCTTTCCCTACACTCTCAAACTCGTCGAAAAAGAGCACGCAGGGCATGCTGGCCGCATAATTGACAATTTGCTGAAGTCGCCCAGCCGTTTCGCCAAGGTAGCTTCCAACCAAGCCGTCATAACGTACCATAAGAAATGGCACAGCAAGCTCGGCTGCGAGAGCCTCAGCCATGCTTGTTTTGCCGGTGCCGGGAGGGCCAACGAACAAAAGCGTATGGCGCGGTTCGAGCGAATGAGATCGAAGGAGCGCCGCTTGAGCGACCTCCTCAACAAATTCCTTGATCTCGGCGTGTACAGCACGATCGAGCACAAGATCGGCGAGACGCCGGCGAGGCGTAATCTCGTGCAGCAGGCTTTGCAAACTATCAGGCAGCATGGGCGAGCGAACTCCCATGAACTGGGGGGCGGATGCTTCTGCTGCGCGTCGCTGCAATCTCGAAGCAACCCCATGTTTCTGCTGGAAATGAGCTTCTTTCAGAAGCGATGTCATTGTGTCCTTCAGCGACTGGGTATCATCACCCGATTGGCCCCGAAACCGGCGAATGCTCCGCTGCTCGTTCATATCCCGTACCCCGCCAGCGACACGCGGCGCGAGATCAGCCAGACTGCTCGGTTCCTGCGCGGCACCGGACTTAAACTTGAACGATCAAGGCGCTTTGCGCAAGCGTTTGGAGCGCTCGCTGGATGATCAGGAGTCAGGAGTTTTGTCATGTTCTCGCGATTCTCACTTCTCGCGGCGCTCTACAAGCTAATGCGTTTTGGCAAAAGCGCCCTAGCAAAACGCCTTCCGGTTCTTGCAAACGGCGCTGCAGCATAAAAGAGCATCGGACCATGGCGAGAATACGGCCAACCGTGCCCTCCGGGCTGTGAGCCACCCTGTTTGGAGTGAAGATACGCTGGCTATCGAAAAGCCGACTTTCCGGCCTGTGCCGCATTGAGAGCAAACATTGTTATCTTGGATTTGAGACCTGCACTCCCATGCTCATGGGTGGCGCTGGTGATTATCCAAATGGCGTGGTCGATGTGGCTTCTGAACCCTGATAGCGTGACGCGCGCACCGGGCATAATCTGGGCATTTCCATAAGCTAATGACACCTCAGCCGTGGCCGACGCTTGCTGCGACCGTGCATGCTCACCGCTTGCTGCGGCTCTGGCTGCGGCCTCGTCGGGATAGACCCGCTTTAATCGCCGCCGGTTGCTCCCACCCGCCGCCACCGTCTTACGCTGCCCGGCGTCCTGATCATGCCATTGCGCCTCGGCGCCGTCATATGCTTTCTCCCGCGCAGCCCGGCGCCAGGTGACGCTGCTGCATTGCTGGCGGGTGATCGTCAGGCTGGGAAGGGCCTTGCCGGCGGGCGTGGTGGTGGCGCCACGCGGAGCGAAGATCAGGGCGCCGCCTTTCACCGTGGCCACGGCATCGAACTGGCGGCCGAGATCGCGGATGAACTGCATGTCGCTCTTGTTGTGTTGCTCGGTGGCCGGGATGGTCCGGTCGGTCAGATCGGGGTGGCAGGCGGGGGTGAGGGCGTTGTCGGCGGCGATGCGGGCGATGATCGCGCCCAGGGTCTGGCCCAGCCAACTGCGGGTTTTGCGGGTGCGGTAGCTGCCTTTGAAGTCGGCGCTGTGGGCGGTGATCGTCACGCGGTCGGGCGGGCCGCTCCACGTCAGTTCGTCCACCACGAAGCTGCCCTTGTCGACCAGGCCGATGGGCACGCCAGTGCCGCGCGACCAGCCCAGCCACACTGCAATGCGCGCGCCCTGGCGCGGCGGGACGAAGGCGCCGTCGGTATCGTGCACCACGATTTCCAGGCTGTCGGCCTCTTCGCCCAGCTTTTCGGAGAGGCGCAGGGACATCAGGCGCGGGGCGAGGGTGGCGGTCAGGTCTTCCCCGTCGAGCGTGACGCGCCAGGCGGCGCGGGGCTGGCTGTAGGGCGATTGTCCGGTGGCAGGCTGGCTGGCCATCACGCCACCCGCGTCAGTTCGAGGGTGAAGTCGATCTTGCGGGCCTGGCCGGTGTCGATCAGGTTGGATCCGCCGTTGGCCAGGCGATCGATGGTATAAGTGCCCAGGATGCTGCCGGTGCCATCCATCAGCGGCCAGGCCTCGCCCTCGCTGGCCATTTCCGCCAGGGTTTCGATGGCCGAGGCGTTACCGGCGAGCTCTGGCACCAGGGTGCCGGTGAGCGTCACCTTGTCGTCGCCCACGCCCACGAACTGGCTGGCGGCGGGCGCCAGGAAGCGATCGTCGCGCGCGTGGCGGAAGGCGCGGTCGCGCTCGATGCGGTCGGGCAGCATGGTCTGGCTGTCGAACACGAAGAGGCCGAGGGCAAAGAGCATGGGGCGTCTCGCTTAGAAATCGTCGGCGTAGGCGCCCAGGCCGCGCCGCTTGCGCTCGATCAGTTGGAGCACGCGATCGGCCAGGGCCTGGGCATCTTCGCCGGGTTGCTGGAAAATTTGGACAGTGATGGGCGCGGCGGACGGGGCGGGGCGCGCTGCAGCGCTGCGGGCGCCGGGGGTATCGGTGGCGCCGCCCAGCGTCGGGCCGGCAAGCGCCAGCGCCCCGGCGCCAGCTACCCGCGCGGCCATGCGATCCATGGCGCGCAAAGGCTGGCGGGCGTTGCCATCGATGCCATGGCCAAGTCCTGTGGCGATATGGCCACCCATTTCCATCATGAGCCGGGACGGGCTCTTGATGCCGAGATAGTTCTTGAAGGCGGTCACCCCGCTGCGCGCGACCTGTAGCAGCCGCGTCACCAGGCGCGAGGGATCGAGCATGGTGAGCAGGCCCTCCATCATCATGGCGCCGATCGAGCGGAACCACGCCGGGGCGCCGGACCACATGGCCTTGATCGACGCCCAACCGGTGGAGAAGGCGGTCTTGATTTTGTCCCAATTGGCATAGACGAGATAGGCCACCGCCGCGATGGCCGCGCCGATCACGATGGGCCACAAGCCGATCGCGCCAATGATCGGCCCGATCACCATGAAGGCCGCGCGCACCATCATGAAGCCGTTGCGCAGGGTCGCGAAGGTGGAGAGGATCGAACCGAAGCCGAACTGCAGCGCGCCGAGCGCGGCCTTGCCGGCAATGAGGGCCATGACCAGCGTCATGAGGGAGCGCGCGGTTTCGGGGTTGGCCTGCGCCCAGCGCGACACGGCCGAGACGCCCTGGTTCAACCATCCGAAGAATTGCGTCATCGCAGGGAGCAGGGTGGCGCCCAGCGTGATCGCCAGGGCGCTCATGGTGCCCTTGAAGCTTTCCCAGGCAACGGATGCGTCATGCGCCTCGCGCTGGCGGAATGCGGCGTCGACGGTGCCGCCGCTCTTGGCCAGGTCGCCGCGGATCTTGCGATAGTCCTGCATGTTGAGGATCAGGGTGCGCAGGGCTGATTGCGCCTGCATATCCTCGACCACCAGGCCGAGCTTGGACAAGTCGCCGCCGGTGGCTTTCTGGGTGATTTCGGCGAGGGCCTCCATCGGGGTCTTGCCCTTGGCATAGGCGGCCTTGAGCGCGGCGGGCAGATCGACGCCGAAGTTCTTCTTGAAGGCGTTCTGCACGGTGGGCGAGTTCACCTTGGCGAGCAGGTTGGCAACGTTGGTGGCCGCTTCCTCGCTGGTGCCGGCGCCGCGCCGGGCGATTTCGAGCGCGGCGGTCAAGTCTGCCACGGCGCCGAGCCCCGACTGGCCCAGCGCCTGGGCCTGCGCGGTAAGGCTCGGGAAGTAGCGGGCCATATCCTTGACTTCGAAGGCGCCAACGTTGCCGCCGGCCGCCATGATATCGAGGGCCTTGCCGGTGTCGCCCAGGCCCACCTTGAGGTTCTGCAGGTTGGCCGAGGCAGCAGCAGCGCCATCGGCAATCTCGACTTTCATCGCCGTGCCGAGCCGGCCGATCGGGCCGATCATCTGCATGGCCTCGCGCGGATCGATACCGAAGCCCGACAGCGCATCGACGCCCGAGCGCATGGCCTCGGGCATCTGGTGCGCCGCCTCTGCCGCGCGCAGGATGCCCTGGGCCATGGCGTCGGTCTGCGCCTGGGTGAGATTGGCCTTTTGCGCGATGTCGACCATGCCGCTGCTGAAGTCCATCGCGGCCTTGCCGGCGAGGACCAGGGGCGTGGCAAGGCCGGCGGCGCCGAGCATGTTGTCGGTGCCGGCGCTCTTGAGCTGCCCGCCGCGTTGGCCGATGCGGTTGGTATTGGCGTTGAAAGTGTTGATCGCCTTTTGCCGGTCGATCTGCGTGTTCACGCGCTCCAGCTGCGCGGCAAGATCGCGCTGCCGGGAGGTCAGGTCTCCGGTGTTGTCCGCGCCCTTGGCGATCTGCGCGTCGAGATCCTTCATCTCCTTCTTGAGATCGCGGGCCTGGCGGAACATGCCTTTGAGCGCCTGGTCGCCATTCCTGCCCAGGCCGATCAGGTTCTTGAGCGCACCCGAGAGCTTGTCGTTGCCGACGAACGACACGATCAGGGACAACTTATTGCTGGCCACGCGGCTACTCCGTTCGGTTCATGCGATTCCACGCGGCCACGGCGCGGCGGTGCCAGTCGAGCAGATCGGCCAGGTCCATCGTGGCCAGGTCGGACAAGGGCCAGTGGAACACCGCCGCGATATCGGCGATCAGGGTTTCGACGGTCAGGCCGTCATCGCCGCCATCGCTTCGCGCTGGGCCTTGCTCAGAAAAAAACCGACCACCGTGCCGACCACTTCGGCGAAGTCGTCGGCCTCCAGGCCGTAGAACTCGTGTGCGGCAATGGCGGGCGTGGTGATGCGGGGGATCACTTTGGCGACGGCATCGACATCGGCCGCGACCAGGTCGGTCAGCTTGGTGCCGCGCAGATCGCCGCCCTTGGGCTTGCGGATAGTGAGACTGGCAATCGGGCCGCCTTCGCGCTTGATAGGCTGCTCGAGGGTGACGACGACAGAGGTGGGCGCAGTGGTGGTATCGGTCATGGCTGGCGATCCTCGTGGAGGCGCGGTCTGGTGAAGGCCCCTGCCGGCAGGACCGCCTTTCTACCGGCAGGGGACCGGGCGCGAGAGGGCCGCCCGGATCTGGTGAAGGGATTAGCGGCCGAGCGCGGCGCGAATCTCGGCGTAGCGATCGACGCCGAAGACGATGAACACCATGTTGATCAGGTCGATCTCGATCCAGTCGACACCGTCGACGATCAGGCGGTAATAGCTGCAGCCCACCTTGTATTTGTGGGTGCTGTTGTCGCCCGGCTTGCCGTTGCCGAAGTCGATCTCGGTGTAGCGGCCCATGCAGACCACCTCGACGCTCTGCACCTGCCCGGTGAGATCGTTCTGGTACGCGCCGACAAAGCGCACCAGGCTGGCGGCGAGCGAGGTGGCGCCGAACTGCCGCAGCGCTGCATCGATCATGCCGCCCATGGAAAATTCGAACTCGAGCTTGTCGAGGCCCATGTCGATCGGCACCGGGCCGATCATCCCGCCGCCGCGCCAGTCCTCGGTCTTGATCACCAACTTGGGGACGGTGACTTCCTCGGTTTCGGCGAGGTGGCCGACGCCATCGAGCAGCATGTCCATCTGCTTCAGCTTGAAGGGGAAACCCATGGCAATGCTCCTTTAGGCGGCCAGCTGGCTGGCAAAGTCGGCGTAATATTTGTCGGTCACGCGCTGGTTGAGGGAGAGGCCCTCGAGCGGGGCCACGCCGGTGAAGTCGTAGTCGATCACCGCCTGGCCATTGGCGAGGTCGGTCGGCTGGTTGAGCGCGGGATCGTACCAGGCCTTGCCGCCGATCAGCCGGCCGGCGGTCACGTAAGAGCGCAGCCTGGCGTTGATCGTGTCGATCGTGTCCTTGACCAGCATGACGGTCATCGGCTTGTCGGCGGCCCAGGCCAGGCCCTGCTCGATCTCGTCGGCGATCACCTGCGAGGTGCGCACCACGCTTTCGAAGGCATAGAGCGGCTCATCGCTGCAGGTGCGGTTGCCCCAATAGCGATAGCCTCCGCCAAAGCGCACCAGCGTGGTGATCCCGGCGGCATTGAGTAGCGCGGCATCGGTTTCCGTGCTGTTGAGCGCAAAACTCACGTCCTGGGAGATCCCGGTCACCCCGGTGACGGTCACGTTGGAGATCGTCTTGTGCCAGCCCATGTCGGCATCGATCTGGGCGCGCATGCCCATGGCGCGGGCGACCGCATCGCCGGCAAAGGTGCCCGACCAGTTGGGCCAGATCATCATCATTTCGCGTTCGCCGAAGTTCTCGCGATAGGTGAGCGCCTCGGCCACGGTGACACCGTGCCCGGCGAAGTAGAGGAAGCCGCGCAGTTTCTTGGCAACGCCGGCAAAGTGCGCGGTCACCGCCTCGCTATCGAGTGCCGGGGCGCCCAGGATGCGCGGGCGTACCTGCAATTCGGCTTCGGCAGTGATCAGCTTGTCGATGCCGGCCATGGTTAGCGCATCCTGCGCCTGGGCATCGACGCCAACGCCGACGCGCACCAGCACGATCACCGGGCTCGAGACATCGGCAATGGCAGCGAGCGCGGCGGGCAGGGTGCCGGTGGCGCCGATGGCGGCCAGGGCCTTACGCACATCGGTGATCAGCACGCGGCCGTTCAAGGGGAAGGCATCGGCCTGCGCATCGGGCGCGGTGCCGACCAGGCCGATCACGGCGGTGGACTGGGAGGCAATCGCGCGACTGCCTGCGGTGAGAAAATTGGTCTTGATGCCGTGCATGGGTGGCTCCTGTTCAGGCGGCGCGGATGGACAAGCGGGTGAGGGGGATCGTCAGGCGGGTGAGGGCATTGCCGATCGCGCCGGCCTTGGTGCCGACGATCTCGGCCACGGCCTGGCCCGAGGCGAGCTCGCCCGCGATCGTGACCTGGCGCACGACAATGCGCGGTTCCCACTTGGCCAGGGCCAGGGCGATGCCCATAGAGGCGAGCAACGCGGTCGCGCGGTTGGTTGGGCGGTCGACCAGATCGGCCAGGATGCAGCCATAATCGCGGCGCATTGTGCGCGTGCCGAGCGGGGTGGACACGATGTCCTCGCACGATTGCGCCAGATGCTCGTCACCCGAGAGCGGCGCGCCGGTGAGGCGGTTCATGCCGGTGAGGCTGGTCATAGCGGCCCACCGCTCTGCGCGGCGCCTGCCTGCACCTGGCCGTGCTTGTGCGACTTGAGGCTGATGCCGGCGGCGGTAACGTCCTGCCCAGCCTCGATCTTCCCCGACACGGCGAGATTGCCGGTCAGCGCCAGCTTGCCACCATCAGGCAAGGCGAACGCCAGGGTGTGGCTGTCGGGATCATAGGACAGCACGGCACCATCCTTGAAGCGGATGAGATCGGCCATGCCGTTTGCCGGGACGGGGAACGCGTTGCAGGCGATGCCGCCGATGGCGATGGCGCCGCCGATCTCACCCGCCGGGCAGAGCACGAGCACCTGCTCGCCCACGGTGGGCGGGCACCACACGCGGGTGTCGCCCATGCGGGGCGCGGCCCAACGGATCGGGCCGGTCTGCAGATCCTCGTCAATCTCTACCACGCATTTTCCGGCGGCATGATCGACTGCGACCACGCGCCCAAAGCGCAGCAGTTCGTCGGGATCGGTCAGGGTGCTTTCGGGCGTTCTCATGATGCCACTCAGCCACCGGATCGCGGCGGGGGCCATGGGGGCCGATTGTAAGGCCGGCGTTTACAACGCGCGCGGGTGGCAGGAAGGCCGGGGCAGCGGCAAGCCCAGGCCATGGCCGACAGCACTACCGCAATCGATCTATCGCAACTCCCGGCGCCGACCGTGGTCGAGCAGATGTCCTACGAGGATATCCGCGCCCAGGCCGTGGCCAAGCTGCTCGAGGACTTGCCCACGTTCGACGCCACGGTCCTGAGCGATCCGGCGGTCAAAGTGCTCGAGGTGTTCTGTTACCGCGAGATGCTGCTGCGCCAGACATTCAACGAGCGCGCGCGGCAAGTCATGCTGGCCTATGCCAAGGACAGCAATCTCGACCAGCTGGGCGCGCTGCTCAATGTCGCGCGCCTGCCCGGTGAGCAGGACGAGGCGTACAAGGCGCGTATCCAGCTGGCGCCCGAAGCATTCTCGGTGGCGGGCCCGGCCAGCGCCTATCGCTACTATGCGCTCTCGGCCGCCAACACGCTGGCCGATGCCAGTGTCACCAGTCCCAGGCCGGATAATCTACGCGCGCTGATGCTGGGCGTGCTGGCCGATCACGGCGCCGATGCCGGGTTGGTCGCCGCCGTGACCGCCGCCCTCGACGGCGCGATCTGGCCGGGCACGGTGGTTGTGTCGCTGCTGTCTGCCTTGGGCGATGGTTCGGCCAGCGATGACGAGATCGAAGCGGTCGAACTGGCTGTCTCTGCAGACGAGGACGTGCGCCCGCTCACCGATTGGCCGCAAGTGCGCTCGGCCGAGATTGTCGATTACGAGATCGATATCGACCTGGTGCTGTTTTCCGGCCCCGACGAGACCATCGTTTTGGCTGCCGCGCAGGAAGGGGTGGAGGCCTACAAGGCGGCCTCGCGCAAGCTGGGCCGGTCGATCACGCGCGCCGGGCTCTATGCCGCTGCCGTGGTGGCCGGTGTGCAGAATGCGCTGATCAACAAGCCGCCGGCCGACGTGGCGATCGCCAAGACGCAATGCGCCAATTGCGTGGGCACTGCAGTGAGGATTGCCGGCCGTGTCGAATGACAGCCTGCTCCCGCCCAACTCCACCCCGCTCGAAGTCGCGCTCGCGCGCCTGGGCCTGCGTTTCGAAGACATCGACCTGCCGATCGAGCAACTGTGGGACCCTTGGGCGTGCCCGGTGGCCGTGCTGCCCTGGCTGG